ATGCCATTATTGCAAAGGGCGGGGGATAGGGTGGATTGGGTCAAATTGTTTCTAGTGGCTATCGGTATAGTGGCGTTTATAGGCGCCCTGGTGTACATCTACAACGCCACCGCTGGCGCGGTAACTCAATTTATAGGGTATTTGTACGGTGAAGCGTTCGGTATTGGAACCCTGGCGCCGCTTGCGTTGCTTAAGGTGCTACCATGGAGCACAATTTTTGGTATTGTAGCGGCGGCGGTAGTTGTGGGGCTTCTCATTAAGTTTTGGGGGATGATGTAATGTCTGACTGGCAGAGCTATTACACGACAATAATAACCTGGCTACAGTCATTAAATCTGTGGAATTTAGTGACTGGCGCTGTGTCGGTATTGGCCATTTTGGCCGTAGCGTACGCCGTTATTAGGCGTTTAGTCCAGTAATGCCAAAAAAACGGCGCGCGAGAATGCGATATGACGCGACAAACAGGCCTCGCAAGGGTAAAAGTACTTACTAAAAATTAGGGCGCCGTCAGGGCTTATCCTGACGCGCCGTTTACATGCTATAACGCGTCAGGAAGGGATGAAACATGATAGAGTGCGTAATAGGGTTGCCAGGTAGCGGCAAAACGTTGATCACCACACATTGGGCTATCACAAACGCCAATCGCTATAACATAGTTGCGTGCAACTATTACATCGAACTACCAGACGGCCGCAAAGCGTATCAAATGCGAGACCTACAGGATATGATCTATATAAGCGAGTACGCCTACAGTAAGCGTAAACGCGTGCTAATGATTATTGACGAGGCCAACATATGGTTTGCGTCGCGGTTTTGGAACCGCATACCGCCGCAGATGCTGTATTTATGGTCTCAAACGCGCAAATTTTCTATCGATTTGATATACACGACGCAAAGCTTTAAGCGGGTCGATACGGCACTACGAGAGATTACTAACTACGTTTACAAGGTGCGACTTCATAGCATACTGCCCAGGTGGTGGCGTTCGTTTAGCTCCTGGGCAGTATCGGCGCCTGTTGGTATCTTTAATAAGGAGCTGGCAAGGAAGCTAAAACGAGATGTGAAGCAGGGGCAGCTTTTCGCGTACCTCGCAACCGTTGAGCAATATTTACCCTATGACATAGACACAAGGGATGGGCTGACCACAGACTTTGATTATTTGCGCAAATGGCATTACCTCATCACGAGTAAAACGTGGGGCGCTTATAGCACGTACGAGAAAATTTATATACCCTCCGTATTCTTTAAGCAGGCCGAGGTATCAGACCAGGATACGCGACCGTTCGAGGTACCAGCAGGTAAGCCATTTTATGACGGCGGCAAAAATTCTTCGGAGTTTTCGCAGAAAACTATTAAACTCTTGGAGCGGCTGGCCGATAAATAGTTTAGGCGCAACGCCTAAACTATTTAGAAGGGAGTTGGAAGCCATGGCAAAAAGCACTGGCGAGGAAATCAGAGAAAAGGGGGTCGAGGTACTGCGGTTGATTACGGAGATCGAAAAGCTCGCCCAGGGCTACCTTAGAGCCCTCGCGCTCGGCGAGGCGGAACCTTACAGGAGTTGGAAGGTAGAAACTGACGGCAAGGGCGGCCTTGCCGTAACCGATTGGCTCGGCCATAGGTTTATAGCCACGATGTACGACGCCGACGGATCCGCGTCGTACGAAATTGAGCACTTCAACATTTACAGCGTGCGAGAGCTTGCCGAGCAAGTCGATAAATGGAACGTTCAAAACTATCATCGTTTTGGCGAGGTTAAATAACATGTACGGCCAAGCGTTGCAGGAATACGCGGAATATGGCTTTGTCGCGATGAATACCGAGTACGCGCGCGAGTTTTGGGACTTGCTTTATCGGTATTACCCAGCGGTTGCGCGCCGCACCGAGCGAGTAACACAAGGCGAGTTTACAGTATTCAGGTTTAGCGGTACGATGAAGCAGCTACACGACTTGCTAATATATGGCTAGGGTGATCCACAACCCTAAACAATGCGGCCGCAGTGCAACACTGCGGCCGCATATTTTTTATTGTGGATATACGCACTCTGTCGAGGCCTCATAAGGAACCTTTATAGGCCTATAAAAACATTTGATTTGACAAGCGATCGCGCGGGCGCCAATATTTATTTGTCTCTGGTCGGTTGAAAAAAGAAAAAAATGTCGGGGCGGTGGGCGGGGGTAAGGGTGGTAGTATCGATAACGTATAAGAGAAGAAGAGATCGAGCGAAGGCGTTACTAGATTTAGGCCTTTTTTTCAGAAGTCGCCGAACTTCAACGCCGCTTTAATTTAAGGTTTGCAAATTAAAGGTTTAATTGTATTTTTTTAATTTTAGGCCGAGCGCGGCCAAAAATGCATATTCTATAAAGTAACGTATGCGGTAGATGCATATTTAAGTTGGTGTCACGAAATGCTTTACAATGTAGCTATGAAACTGAAACTATTTATAGTTTTGGGCGCCTTTATAATCTGCCTAGTTACCATTCCCACTGTCGCGGAAGCCACTACAGCAACAGTACTTCTACGAACTGAAACAACAGGATCCGTGACAACAGAGACAACGCAAATGACGTACATAACGAGCGGGTACGTCGTATTGCCTGATGAAGATGGGACAACGGTTGGTACATATACCCTAGAACAACTAAACGCGATGACTAATGAGCTTTATAAAATAAATGCGGCTCTTTTCGCATTGATTATAGTTATATCAGGGGGTCTGATATGGACAGCTACTTTGGTTGGCTCATGATAGGCTACTCTCTCGGATGTCTCGCGGGCTTTGCGGCTGGCTATATCGTTTATTTTGTGGGTAAACTTTATGGAAGCATACATTAGGGATTTGTCACAGTTTTTGTTTATAATAGGGTTTGTGCAAACGCTCGTGTTAATGATCTGGAACTATAGGCGGCGCCTATGAATGCGTTAACTGTTTTCGCAAGCGTGCCACTGGTCGCGTGCTTCGCATTGCTGGCGACTGACGCGGCTATAGCGGTTATTAAAACTATTATGAGGGGGGGTGATGGATAGTGTTTACGACACCAATTTTGACCTGGTCGGAAATTTGGGACGCGGCGGTCAGCTTTGTGCAGGCCAACGCCTCGATCATTTACCCGCTTCTTGGAATTACTGTTGGCGTGTTCCTCGTCGGTGTTGTTGTGGGTCTTATTAGGCGCGTTAAGGGGCGCAAGTAACGGAGCGCGACCAGTGGCACAATTTAGGTTAGGGGGTTAACGATGCTTAACAACGCTACCCTTATATTCCAGACGTTCGGCTATGTAATCAGCGCCTTTATAGCGGCGCGTGCGATTGTGATAATCTTACGCGTTATATCGGAATTCATAAGGGGTGCGTAATATGGTAATCGCAAATATGGCGATAGGGATTAGTTTTGATAGCATATGGCAGTACGCCCAATCCTTCATAACAGACAACAGCGGTTTAATAACGGCTATTCTTGGAATAGTAATAGGGGTATGGCTAATCGGCGAGCTCATCGAGATTGTCGCGGCAAAACGGGCACCGAAAAAGGAAGATTAACTGATGCAGTTATTGCAGTATCCAACATTTAATGAGGTTTTAACATGGCTTGGCTCAAATCTCGTCACTTATTTATATGTGCTGGCCAAGGTACTAATAGCGGCGTTCGTTGTGTCGCTCGTGGCGCGGTTCGTAACGCGATCATAATTATCCTGGCTATGGCGCTCCTGCTGCAGATCGCGACGCAAGCACTGGCGCTGACGGTACCGACGGGCGCGAGTGGCACATACACATACGGGCAGGCGCCTAAAGGCTGGGCAGCCTACCGTATCGATAATAGCGCCAGTACTCAAACGGCTTACGCGGTATTTGTCGTGCCAACTCCGAATACGTTCGCCTGCATTCTTAAGGCATGGGCTGAGGACAGGAAAAATTACTATCCGTGGAGCACGTTCAACAAAACATACGGCGGCAACGTTGCCGATATCTACGGCGCCGTTGATACGGCGTCGCAACCCTCAATGTGGTACTACTCCTATTGCTCTAACAAGTCGAACATTAATTCAACCTACAGTTATTTAAAGGATGCCGCGGTGTCTTCTTCATGGGGGCAGGTCGCGCTTAAATCTGACTGGTCAACGTATGGCAGCGGTTCGGCCTGGTATGGCGCCAGCGGATTACCACCCAATATAGCGAATGGCCAGATATATAAACTCTTAAAATGTGCCTTTGCTGGTAATACGGGAACAGAGACGGCTCAGGTCAGCGCAGGCCTCGTAGTTATTCCCATTAAAGCGGGTACCTACGTGTTTTACCACGTCAGCGCCTACCAACTCGCGCCGCGTCAAATTACCAGGTGGAAACGCCAGGTGACGTATGACGCTTACGGGAACGTCACATATTCAAACGTAAACCTTGGCGCTGGCGAGAATATGATCAACGGCAACGAGTACTACAACGGGCGGTTGCTTTATGTTTTCAGCACCTCGAAGCCAGAGGTAAAACTCTATATTGATGGAGCGCTGGCATATGATTACACGTCAGATGATGAGGCCTCTATATGGAGGCCTCTAACCGATACGCTCGAAGCAACCGAAACAATACCTAACACGGTTGCCGATAATTACGTTGTACAACCTAGTTATTCTCTTCCGTCCTCGTTGACTACCTCGCCAGTACCAATAACGACGCTACCCGCTGGCGTGCCGACTGATACAGCGTCTGACTGGTCAATAACGAACGTGTTAAACAGTGTTTCTAACTTTTGGGCAACGGTAAAAGGTTGGTTTAACATTAGTGACGTGTTTAAACGGCTAATCG